CCGACATTTACCTTCGCCGCCAGCAATGGATCAGAGCCGAATACACCGATGGTGTTCTGCCTGAGTTGATGTTTACAACCGATGAGAACTGGGGTACTAACCCTGATTTGCTTCGCGCCTATGAAAACATATTCAACGATGACCTAGCGGGTCAAACACAGCAACGCAAGCGTCTACGCTTATTGCCAGCGGGTATGACCCCTGTGCAGTTTGAAGGTTATGGCGAGAAGTTCAAAGATACTCTTGACGACTATTTGATCACATCCATTTGTGGTCACTACGGCGTTCAACCAGCCGAGATCGGTTTTGCACCGAAGGGCGGGCTGGGAGGCGCTGGTTTCGAGGAAGGGCGGGCTGAAAGCGCGGAGGCTATCGGAACACAGCCTTTGGTTAACTGGATCAGCAAGATGCTGACCAACATCTCCTACACATACCTCGGTATGCCACGAGAGTTGGAGTTCAAGTTGATGACATCAAAGCGCCTGGACAATGAAACCAACGCTCGAAAGAACCAAATCGAAGTAACAAGCGGTGGTAAAACGATCAACGAACGCCGCTCAGAACTTGGCCTTCCATTGCTTGACACGCCACAGGCTGATATGCCAATCCTTATGGCAGGGGCCAGCACTTTCTTATTTAGCCCTGATGGAATTATTGATGCCTCGACCGCGTCAACAGCGCCAGCATTATCAGGCCCTGATGCAACTCCAACCGAGCCTGTGACAGAGATTGGCGAGAAGCCAAAAGAGGAACCAGGCGTTCTTGAAGAGGAAGAGATCGACAACGAGACAAAGACCGAAGTTAAGGCCTTTATGAAGTGGGCCAACAAGGGCAAACGCGCTCGCTTGTTTGAATTCAAATCACTCGACCCGATCGTGGCAGATGCTTTGAACCGTTGCGCTTACGAAGGAGATCTAGACAGCGCTCGGGCGCTCGCTAAGGCTTACCTTTCATGATTTGGGGGCCTCTGAAAGCCGATGGGCGTATGGCTGCAAAGAGTGCCGTCAAGATTAGAGCAGCGTTGGCACAAACTGCGGAGTTCAAACGCGTGTTCGAGTGGTACAAAGAAACGCAACCAAACATGACGGACAATCGCGCTCAAGATCGCGCTCGCGCCCGCGCATGGGTGATGCTGAATGTGCGAGTCAATATGACCGCCGTGATCGGTGTCTTGGAACGCGTCTATGCCGAGGGCTGGGTGACTGGTGAGGCTGCCGCTGATGAAGCGATCGCCAAAGCACGCCTGGCAAAGAAAGCAGCCGAGGATGATTTTATCGATTGGGCTAGATGGAACCCTGGCGATGATGCTGCGGCTCTTTTGCTTCGCCCAACTAAGGCCTTCCAACGCTTCCTGGCTTCCTTTGGGATCACACTCAAAGAATTAACCAACACAACCGTGAATGACATCGGCAACTCGATCGCTGATGCTTTGGAACAGGGCTTATCGGCCAACCAAGCAGCCAAGTTGATCAGGCGCAATGTTGCATCCTCGCATCGAGCCTTGACGATTGCGGTAACAGAACAGAACCGAGCCATGTCAGCGGCAACGATCAACCGTTACAGGGAGATGCAGATCCCCGAGATGGAATGGGAGGTTTCTGATCCTTGCCCTAAGTGCGCACAGAACGCCAACCAAGTCGTGCCGATCGGTGGAACCTTCAACTCAGGCAATACGCAACCCCCAGCACACCCCAATTGCCGCTGCGCTTTGCTTCCTGTTATCCCTGACTTTGATGACGACATTCCGATGGGAACAACGCTTGTAGGCGTGCCTTCAAGATAACCCTGCTAAAGTATTACTACGCGAGATAAGGATAAACATGGCCGATGGATTTGTACCGCCGCAGCAAGTGCGTGCCAATGCAAAACGCGGTCTTGAACTTCGCAAGAAACACAACAGAGGCGGAACAGAAGTCGGCGTTGCCCGCGCTCGCGATCTTTCTAACGGCGCAGCGCTATCATTAGACACGATCAAACGCATGAATTCTTACTTTGCCCGACATGAGGTGGATAAGAAAGGCGAAGGTTGGGGAGTCGATAGCGCTGGTTACATCGCTTGGCTTCTTTGGGGTGGCGATGCAGGATGGTCCTGGGCTAGAGGTATTCTAAGAGCAAATGAAAGCAAGGAGAAATCAACGGTGAACGATCTAACCACTTCGTATTTCAGTATTGAGAAAGCGGACCGTCAGCCTGATGGAACCTTGATGGTTTATGGCAAGGCAACCGATGACTCAGTTGACATTGACCAGCAGATTTGTGACGCTGCGTGGCTTGATCGCGCAATGCCAGCCTGGTTCAAGAGCGGTGGAAACATCCGCGAGCAACACTCAAGCATTGCTGCGGGCGTTGCCAAAGAATATGAAGCAAAGGCAGACGGCCACTACATCATGGCCCATGTTGTTGATCCAGTAAGCGTTAAGAAGGTTGATGCAGGAGTCCTTCGTGGCTTTTCTATCGGTATCAAATCTCCACGCGTGGTGCGTGATCAGAAGGCTGCAAACGGCCGCATCATTGACGGACAGATTGTTGAAGTTTCACTTGTTGATCGCCCTGCAAACCCTAACTGCCAGTTGGTTCTTGCCAAGAGTGTCGATGGCGAGTCGAGCCTGATCCAAGTTGAAGAGTTAAGCGAAGACATTATTAAACACCCAGGCCACGATCAATCCTCACACGGTCGAGGCGGTGGAGGCGCTGGCGGTATGGGCGCACCTGCTGCGGGCGCTGCTGGTGGCGGCGGTGGTGGCGGAGGCGGATCGGCTGGCGGAGACGCAAGCGAAGGATCAGGACCAAAAGGCCCAAAGACTCCAAAGAAAGTTGTAAACGCTGCAATCACTAGCGCAGAGGATCGCGTAGATGATGCATACAAGGATATTGTTAGAAGCGCTGGCCCAAAGCCAAGTGCGAACCCACGAGTTATGGATGCAGCACAACAACGCGAGGATGCATTCAACCGCACAACTGATGCTCGTGATCACATTGCTCGAGGCAACGAAAGAGCGGCTGCAAGTTCCCTAAGAAGCGCAGCAAGCGCCCTTGATGGAGAGCCAAAATACAATGCTGCAAAGCAAGGCTTAAAAGACTTAGCCGATCAGGTAGAAAAAGGCTTCAGAAAAGTCAAAACCAAAGCAACCGATGCAGAACTCCGCAAAGCATTACAATCTGCCCTACACTTACTATCGCTTACCAAGTCAGAGGAGACCTCAATGAAAGATACAGTCGAACTTCCTGTAGAAGCCATCGGGGACCTTCTCAAGTTTGATAAGACACAGTACGAAGCCGCACGCGAAGCACTTGCTAACCTCATCTCGATCGAAGCGGGTGAAATGCGTGAGGGTCACAATGAAATACAATCAATCGGACACCTTCTCGAAGCCGTAATGCATCTCCATGCATGGTATGAAGGAGAAGAAGCAGAGGGAGAAGTCGTGGAAGAAGAAACAATTATTGAACGCGCAGCAGGATCAGATAAAGAAATCAAGCCTCTGAAAGATGAGACAAAGCCTGACTTTATGAAGCGCTGCAAAGAAGCAGGTATGGATGATGACGCTGCCAAGGCTTGCTGGGACAAGTACATGGCCGCAGACACCGATGAAGTTGACGCAGAAAAGTCTGCTGAGATTTCTAAGTGCCTTGAGTGCGGATGCAACCAACCAGGGTCTGATCACGGACTAACAACAACTAACGATTTTGCGAATGTCGCAATGCCATCTCATGTAACAACAGCCGAGATGTATGCGCCAGGAGAAACTCCAAAGTCAGCCGAAGGCGAAGAGCCTGAAGTAAAGGCTAACGATGAGGAAGTAAAGGCTGAGGAAGTTCCAGCCGAAGCAACAGAGAATTCTGTGGATGTAGATCCAACAGAAGTAGAAGCCATCGTAGAGCAGGTGGTCAAGAGTGCAACACAATCTCTCAAATCAGAGATCGCGGAATTAGTGGCTGCAAAAGAGGCAGCACTTTCCAAAGCGGTAGGTTTAGAGGCTGAGTTGGAACTTGCCAAGTCTCTCGCAGTGGCTGGTGGCCCAAGCCGTACAGCGAAGCCGATCAATGTGAAAACAACGAGCGACTTGCTAACCAAGGCTGCCATTTACAAAGCGAAAGCAAATGCAACAACCGACCCAATGCTTGCTAAAGGCTACAAAGCACTAGCCGAGGAGTTCCTCGGTAAGGCTCAAGCCGAAAGCAACTAACCTACCCGAAAGGAACAAGCCACATGGCAACAGAAATGCCAAAGGCTGCCGATCTCTTTGACGGTGCTACACCTTATGAAGCAGCGCAAAAGATGGAGGAGTACACCGATCTACTCGGTAAGTCCCTATCTAACGCTTCTCATGTTCCAGGACAAGCACCTACACAAGATCCAATGGCAGCAATGGAAGCCCTCGCAGCATCTAAGTCTTTGACTGCTGATGCAGCAGCAGGACTTCAGAATGCGCTCGCAGCACAACGCTTAGCGATGCAGGACATTCAGAAAGAAATCACTACAACTTCACCTCTTAGCACATCTTTCGCGGCATTCGACCTCGAAGCACCTGCTAAGTTGCTGACACCACGCCCAACTCCACTCCGTAACCGCATCCCTCGTAAGAAGGGTGTCGGTACTTCACACCGTGTCAAGAGAATTCTTGGTTACACAGGTACAGGAACTGGTGGACAAGGACAGATTTGGCCAGGTATTACTGAGACAACTCAGAATAACTTTGCACCAGGCGGAGCCAACGGCCTCTACCTAGAGCGCGGTCCACAGATCTCTTACACAGCAGATGATCTAGTCTTGCCATACAACTCATACTCTCTATCTGATCAGGTTTCATTCGATGCCAACTTCTCAGGCCTCGGATACCAGGACCTTCGTCAGTTGTCATCAACATCAACACTTTATGCAACAATGTTGATGGAAGAGCGCATGATGCTTATGGCACGCGGAACAGCAAGCGGATACTCAGGCGCTCTATCAGCACCTACATTCGCTTTGACTTCACCTGTTGCTTCAGGATCACAGACAGCACTCGCTGCAACAACTTACTATGTGAATGTCACAGCAGACGCAGGTATTTCTGCTAACGGCTTCGGCGAGTCAATCCTCGGAACAGAAGCAAACACAGCAGTTGCATCAGGCGATGTTCTAACAATCACCGTAGCAACAGCAGTAACAGGCGCACTTGGTTACAACATCTATGTTGGAACAGCAACAGGCGCTGCAAACCTCAAGTACCAGGGAACTCTAAAGGGAACTGGCACATTCACAATTCAGGGTGCTGGCGCAGCAGGTCTACTTGGCAACAACGCAGCATTCACAACAACAGGTGCAGCAGCATCTCGCGCAACAGCAGACACATCTGCTTATGCAACAGGTTATGACGGCATCCTTCCAACTGTTCTCGGTCCAAACACAGGCGCTCTTAACGCAATCAACAGCGCATTCAGCACCAGCAACCCTGGCGTTGAGTTCCAAAATGTGTTCGCAACCTTGTATCAGAATGTAAAGGCTGATCCTGACATGGTTCTGCTAAACGGAAACGATCGTAAGCAACTCTCAGATGCGATCAAGAACGGCTCAACAGCCAACTACCGTCTAGTAATCAACGATCCAGGTGCAGGTGGAACTACTTACGGTTCTATCGTTACTGGTCTACAGAATGAAGTAACAGGCAAGGCTGTTGATCTTATGGTTCACCCATGGCTCAACCAGGGCGTTGCTCCAGTTCTTTCATTCACACTTCCAATCC